CTATCGCTCCCTCCAGGGCGCTGAGCTGACTTTTCTCGAGGTTGCGAACGTCCTTCTCAGATACGGAAGGGAAGGGCCACGGGAGTACCGTTGTAACGCGACCGGCGCCGTGAGACGGTCGAGGCATAGACTCCTCCGACGTCCATTCTGATTGAGCCAAGTTGCAACCCAACCCGAAGTCAAACCAGCGACGATGCAGGCCAACCTGTTCCGTCAGCGTCTTGGCCTTCTTATCACCGAAGGATCTCGAGCCGTGATCCTTCTGGAGTCCTGACATCTCTCCTTGGTTCGGACGTTTTCCGGTTTTCCGCTGGATGTGGTCCAGCAAATTGGCGTCCTTGCCCTCAAAGCAGATGGCAATCAATTCTCTAAGCCGAGCGCGCCGGTGAAGTGTTTCTCTGTCGTCCATAGTTGAATTGTCGATTACTAAACGGTAAATGACCAAACAGTATTGACAAAGGCATTACTGTTCAGTAATACTTGGCTTATGAAGACACTCCTCGACTACCTCAACAGCCTAACGCCTCCTGAGCAGGCTGCCTATGCAGCGCGGTGCCATACGTCTGTTGGCTATCTGCGGAAGGCAGTATCCATCGGCCAGAAACTGCGTGAATCCCTGTGCATTGATTTGGATCGTGAATCCGGGGGCAAGGTCCTTCGAGAATCTCTTCGTCCTGATGTCGACTGGGAATATGCGAGACGACCAAGGATCTCCCAACTCTCCCAACAAGAGGTGGGCCATGTGTGATGCGAGCCGAAGCTCTTTTGCCGCGATCGCGCAGTACGCGGGCGGCCTGGCGGATGCTGCGGGCGTATCTCTCAGCTCGCGCTCCGAATTCGTAATGGCAGACGCATCGCTCCGCGACGGAAACATGAGCCCCGAGCAGCGGGTGATGCTTGCTGTCGCCTGCGATCTGCATGACTTGCTATCCAAGACCGCGCAGGGTCGGCAAGCCTTGAGTGATCTCGGTTTTGATCCAGTCCCGAAGGATTCCGAACGTGAATGATCCAGCCGGCTTGATGACATTGTCTTTTGCCTTGTTCCAAAGGGTGTCGCTGCGAACCGCGTCAACAAACTCGCAGCCGTCCCAGGTCAGTCGCAGGACAGTGGCCGAAACTCTTCCTGATATTGGCTGGAAGATTTGCGCCTTAACGAGTCCTGCCTCGTCCATCCATATGACATGCAGCGCGAAATCGTTCGGGTCGACACCATCCAACTTGTCCAAGCGTTTCCCGTGCGGCGCATCCGCTGTTTCTAAAGCGATGCGCCTGATCAAGTCCATATCTCTATTCATGGCAGTTTCCCTGTGGAGAAGGGGCGTTGAGTGGAATCTGGATCATATCCGTCCGGAACTGGTCGCCCAATACGGTAAGTGTTCAATGCAGCACCCGATCATCAGGTTCTGGCGTCTCGTATCGCAGACGGTCCGCTTCATCAAAAAGGCGACGCATCAATTCCATAACTGTCTCCTGCGTGGGCGATTCAAAAGCCCGCAAGGCCAAGTCCTGGGCTTCGGTAAGAAGTTTTTCCGTTTCGGTCACGTTCTTTAATTCCTAAATCGAGTTCAGAAATGAGTACGCAAGCAGTATCTGCCGATCAGATTGAAATCACACGCAAGATCGGCGCACGCCTTTATGCCGAGATCTTGCAGCGCCTTGCAGAGGTAACGCAGGAGCGTGCAGCCGATTTCATGGGCTCATCGGCGAGCACTGTTAGCCGAATGAAAGAGGACGTCGAGAAGGTCTGCCAACTTCTCGCCGCGATCGATATGCAACTTGCTCCTAGCGACGCTGTTGTTGTCGACCAACGCGAGCAGCAAGCCATCGAGAGTTTGGCGTTCAAGTATTTGCAGGCACGCCAGGAAACCTGGAAGAGGAAAAGCTGATGGACAAGCAAGTATTCCAACTGATCAGCCCCCAGGTGCGCGAGAACGTCATCCTGGCGGTGATGAGAGCGGAAGAGGGCGCACGGGTAACGATCGGCCCAAAAGGCCGGACGCTACCGCAGAATTCTTTCTCTCATGCCTGGTACGAAGAAATAGCCCAGGCATTTCCAGAAGACGATGAACTTGGCTGGAAGTGCTATTGCAAGCTTCATCACGGCGTGCCGATTCTGCGTGCTGAAGACGAAGAATTTCGCGAGGCATACGACACCACTATCAAGGGTCTGAGCTACGAGCAGAAATTGCAGGTCATGCGAGTGCTGCCAGTCACCTCTCGGATGAACGTCAAGCAGCTGACCAAATATGCAGACGCCGTACGCGATGACTTCGCATCACGAGGGCTGCGCCTCGAAGTGAAAGGAACTGCTCATGTGGAATAGCTCGCTCCAGCGCAAAACCCCAATGAAGCGCACCAAGGCGGACCGATCCCATGGGTTGGGCCATAAGGTCGCCGCAGCCCTGAATTTCCTGCGCCCGATCGAGCGTAAGCCCGAGAGCGTATTCCGCAGCCGCCAGCATCGCATGAATGTGGCGGCGCTGAATTGTGCTTGCTGTGGCCGCTCGAATTGTTCTCAAGCAGCACACCTGAACTTGTTGGCGGCGGGAAAAGCGAAGAGCCTCAAGGCGTCTGACGCTCTCACGGTGCCTCTGTGCTGCGACGAAATTGGACGTCCCGGCTGTCACTACCAACTAGACCAAGGCGGTGTCTACGACAAAGCCACATCAGCCGCTTATCAAATCCAGTGGCTCCAAGAAACCCGCGACCAGTTGCGCGCGCGTCGGCAATGGCCAGAAGAGGCCGAGGCTGACATGCAGCGCCTGCTCGGCGCGTACCTGCGGAGGCAGGAATGACGAACCAAGAGAAGGCCTATCAAGACGCCATGAAGGAGGCGCGTAAGTTGTCCACGTTGAAGCGGCGTAGCGCTATGGCGCCGCATGTACATGCCTGGGCCGCGGCTCTGAAGCGCATGCTTTCGGGAGCAGGACATGCGTGAGTACGCCAAAGTCGCTCCACAGTTTTGGACGGGAAAGACAGGCCGAGCGCTTAAGGCAGCTGGGCCGGAGGCGGTGATCGTCGGCCTCTATCTGATGACTTGCCAGCATGCCAACATGCTCGGGCTTTACTACCTCAGCAAAGCCTACATCGCTGTAGATACTGGGCTCGGCATTGAAGGGGCTTCCAAGGGGCTTGAAAGGGCCTGCGAAGCAGGGTTTTGCGATTACGACGAAGAGTCTGAGGTGGTTTGGGTCCGTGAAATGGCTACATATCAGATAGCCGATCGCCTAGAGCCCAAGGACAACCGCTGCAAGGGCATTCAGCGCGAGTATGAGCGCTCCCCGAGAACGCTTTCCTGGGGCCGTTCTTTGACCGATACGGTGATGCCTTTCATATGTCCAACCGGAGGGGTGCAAACGGCGACCAGACAAGCCCCTCTAAAGCCCCTCTGAAGCCCCTTCGAAGCCAAGAGCAAGAGCAGGAGCAAGAACAAGAGCAGGAAAACATTACCAACCCTATCGGGTTGGTTGCCGTCAGCAAAGCCGACGTCGCCCCTGCCTGCCCGCATCAGGAAATCATCGCGCTCTACCACGAGATATTGCCGACGTCACCTGCGATACGTGACTGGACCCCGGCTCGCCAAGAGCATTTGCGTACTCGCTGGAAGGAGGACCCTGAAAGGCAAAACCTCGACTGGTGGCGCAGGTTCTTCACCTACATCTCTCAATCCGCATTCTTGACCGGCCGCGTCACGAGCGGGAATCGAAAGCCGTTTTGCCCTGGCTTGGAGTGGATTTGCAAGGCCGAGAATTTCGCGAAGATTCGCGAAGGCCGATATGAGGATATGGCAGCATGACCGACTACCTACAAACCGTGCCTCCGCACAGCCTGAGCGCAGAACAAGCCGTGATTGGCGGGCTGTTGCTTGATAACGGCGCACTGGACCGTATGCCGGAGCTGAAGGGTGAAGCCTTTTATCGGCACGAGAACCGCCAAGCGTACGAGCACATCATCCGCTTGCTGCTGGCTGGAAAGCCTGCAGACGTCATAACCGTTGCAGACTCCCTACGGGGCGCGGGCAGCGGCGTGTCAATGTCGTACCTGAACGAAATCGCGACCTCTGTGCCCAGCGCGTCCAACGTGGGCCGCTATGCCGAAATCGTGCGGGAGAAGGCGCTGATGCGAGGCCTGTTGGCTGCTTCGATGAAGGTGAGTTCGGACGTTTCAGAGGGCGGAAGAAGCGCAGCCGAGCTGCTGGATGCAGCGCAGGCAGAGTTCGGAAAGCTTGCGGACTCTACTTCGCGACGGGAGCCCGCGAGCATTCAGGAGGCTATGACTCGCTACCTGGATGACCTTGATCGTCGCTACCACGGAACTGCTGACAATCCGGGCATCAAAACCGGCCTGTCGGATTTGGATGACATCCTGAATGGCGGAGTCCGGCGCGGGGCTCTGATGACGATCGGGGCCCGACCGGGCATGGGTAAGTCGGCCCTCGGGGAAACTATCGCATGCAACACCTCTGAAGAGGGCTACTCCGTCTTGTTCTGGTCTGGCGAAATGCCAGAAACCGAGGTGACTGAGCGCGCCATAGCGAACTGGGGAAGAGTGTCTTCCGCGGCATTGGCCGACGCAAAGCGGCGAATGAATCAAAGCCATTGGGAGGGAGTTACACACGCAGTCCAACGTTCGGCTGATGCGAAACTGTTCATTGACGATCAGCCGGCACTGACGTTGCTGGAGTTGTCCGCCAAGGCTCGGAGCGTTAAACGCAAGCATGGCTTGGATCTGCTCATCGTTGATTACCTGCAGCTCATGTCAGGGGGAGAGGAAAAGCGGTATCAGCAGATCGAGGCGATCACGAAAGGCCTCAAGACGCTGGCCAAGACGCTGAACATTGCCGTTATCGCCCTCAGCCAATTTAGTCGAGACATTGAGAAGCGCCTGAACCCTCGGCCAAAACCATCAGATTTCAGGGATGGCGGGTCGATCGAACAGGACAGCGACATTCTGGCTGGTCTCTACCGGGAAGAACAAGACAACCCGGACACGGACTGGAAGGGCTATGCCGAACTGCATGTCATGAAGAATCGTCAAGGCAAGAACGGCAAAGTGAGTTTGTCGTACTTGGGCGAGTTCATGCGATTCGAGAACTTCACGGGCTCGGTGCCGACCGTAGAGCACCGTAAACCCGCGAGAAGGGGATTCGAATGACCCTAGACCACCTAACCATCATGCTCCCGTGGCCTGACAGCCTCCTGTTTCCGAATCGTCGTCGCGGCAACTTCAGGAAGTTTCAACCCGCCATCGAGTCGGCCAGGCATTCAGGATTCTATGCAGCCAAAGAGGCGTTGGGCCGAAACCAGATAACGCTTGGCGCCCGCAACCACGTCAACCTGATATTCGGCTATCCAAACAGGATCAAGCGTGATCTGGACGGATGCATCGGCGCCGTCAAGCACTACCTAGACGGCATTGCCAAAGCTCTAGGTGTAGACGATCAGATATTCCGTCCGCTGTTTGTGGATGACTGCCTCGACACCGAAAAGCGAGGCTTCGTCCGCATCGACATTTTCTCAGGAGACAAAGATGGGAAATAAAGCATCCAAACGCCAGATCTACATGCAGAACATACGAAAAGAATGTCTCGCGCTGCTGGCCCAGAGAGGTCTCTACGTCGGCAAGCCAAATACCCAGAACGTCAACCTTGAGAAAGTCATCTGCAAGGTAACGGGATGGCCGCCCAGCCGGCGGGACGGTCCATTCGTGACGGTCGAGCGCTACGTCCTGGAGAGCCGGAGCACTGTCAGGCCGCAGCAACCGCGCAAAGCCGAGGCAAGCGCGATCAATCGCATGGAGCGGCGTCCGTACTCGTTGGGCCGAGATATCGCCGCTGCCATGGCTCGCTTGATAGGCGTGCCGAAGCCGGTGGCGATGGTGAGCAATCTGCCGTTCGTCGGCTTTGCAGAATGATGGCATCAAAGTGACGGAAATGGCGCACATGACTACTTTGATACCTCGCTGGATGATGGCAGATCCTTTAAAGGTTTTGCTGAGCAAAGAAGCTGCGGCGATCAAACGCAGCTGCGCCGGCTGTGCCAACGAGAAACGTTGCATCAGCCCGTTCGGAGACACAGTGGTGAGGTGTCTGAAGGGCCGGCCGTATGGAAAGAAATGCAAGCAATATGAAGGGAGCGCAACGGAATGAAGTCCAATATCGAAATCCTGCTGGGTGAGTGGGGAGCCTGGAAGCGAGGCGAAAACCGTAGCGCTCTTGGGTATCCGTCGGCTAGCGCATTTCAGAATATGCGGGTGGATGGTCAGCGGTCGCCTGATCCTGACGCGCTTCTGGTGGATGATGATCTGCGGAAGGTCGACCGGCAGATATCAAGCCTATTTCCTGAGGCGCGGTCAGTCATTGTCGCGCACTATGTCTGGATCGGTCCGGTGAAGATAAAACTTGATCGCGTTCAGATGGCCCGAACGCGCTATTACGATCTGCTCGATATGGCGCACAAGCAACTCTCTCACTGGATGGGTGAAGGGTACTCGGTTCCAGATAATTATTTTGTCCGGACACCTTGCGCCACTGTCCGGACTTAATCAAAATAAACCCTGTAGGCTGAGTAGTTGCGCCTACATAATTTCGCCCTGGTTTGAGTTCGCTCGCCGGGGCGTTTTCATTTGCGCAGAACAGCGCACATCGGCCATCCAGACCGCCAGGTCGCCGGCCACACTGTGCGCTACTGCCCGGTCAAGCCGGCAAGTGACCGAAAGAACACCGGCAGCGCGTCATATCGTTCTCTGAATCTCCACAGGGCATGGTCATGGCGATAGGGGCGCGCAATCACTTCAAGGAATTTAAATGGCGCAGACTGAAAAGAAAGCGCCAGACTGGGAGCGCATAGAGGCGGATTACCGGGCTGGCGTGCTGTCAGTGCGGGAAATTGCATCAGCGAATGGCGTCTCTCACGTCGCAATCTCCAAGCGAGCAAAGAAAGAAGGCTGGGAGCGAGACCTAGCCGCAAAGATCAAAGCCAAGGCTGACGCGCTGGTTACCACTCGGGCGGTTACCAAAGAGGTTACCAGTCAAAAGGCGGTAACCGATCGAGCGATCGTCGAGGCCAACGCTGAGGTAATCGCCAATATTCGACTGGCTCATCGCTCCGATATCCGCCGAGCGCGTGACCTGTGCATGAAGCTGCTGCAGGAATTGGAATGGCAGACCGGTGATCTGGATCTGCTGGAACAGTTGGCCGATCTGCTGAACTCCGACGACGAAGGGTCTCAGGACAAGCGGATGGAGCTCTTCAGCCGCGTGCTGTCCATGCCTGGCCGGATTGATGGCATGAAGAAGCTGGCCGAGACGCTAAAGAATCTGGTTGGCATCGAGCGCGAGGCCTACGGCATTACTGAAGCCACCAAGATCGATCTGAGCAACTCTGACGGCAGCCTTTCTCAGAAGGGCCGCAGCCTATCTGATTTTTACGAGGATGCCGGTGTATCAGCTCAATCCGGCGCTGTATGACTTCTGGCGTACTCGCAAGCCGTACAAGCTACTGAAAGGCGGGCGGTTCTCGTCCAAGACTCAGGATGCCGGCGGGATGGCCGCGTTCCTGGCCCGTAACTACTCGGTCAAGTTCCTGTGCCTGCGCCAGTTTCAGAATCGCATTGCTGATTCCGTCTACACGGTTGTCAAAGAGAAAATTCAGGCAGCCGGCTGGCGAGATGAGTTCGATATCGGCGTTTCAACGATCCGGCACAGGGTGACTGGCTCGGAGTTTCTGTTCTATGGCTTGGCTCGCAACATCGAGGAAATCAAGGGGACGGAAGGCGTTGATATCTGCTGGATCGAGGAAGGCGAGGGCCTGACCGAAGATCAATGGCTGATCATTGACCCGACGATACGGAAAGAGGGTGCTGAGGTCTGGGTTCTGTGGAACCCGCACTTGATCACTGACTTTGTTCAGGCGAAGTTGCCGACGCTGCTGGGCGATGACTGCATCATCCGGCATATCAACTACCTCGACAATCCGTTTCTATCGGAGACAGCCAGGAAGAAGGCGGAGCGGCTGAAAGAGGCCGATCCTGATTCGTATCGGCACATCTACCTTGGTCAGCCGCTGTCCAGCGATGACGCCGCCGTAATCAAATTCTCGTGGATCGAAGCGGCGATCGATGCTCACATCAAGTTGGGCATTGATCTAAGTGGCGCGAGAACGGTCGGATATGACGTTGCTGACTCTGGCGCAGACAAAAACGCCTGCTCAGTCTTTGATGGCGCTATCTGCGAGGAAATAGACGAGTGGTCAGCGCCCGAGGACGAGCTGAATCAATCCACGAAACGGGCTTGGGCGCACGTCCAGGGCGGGACTTTGATTTACGACTCGATTGGCGTAGGCGCTCATGTGGGCTCGACCTTGTCGGCCATGGACGTCAAGCGCGGATATTTCAAGTTCAATGCCGCTGGCGCTGTCATCAACCCTGATAAGGAATACGCGCCCAAGATCAAGAACAAGGAAAAGTTCGAGAACCTGAAGGCGCAGGCATGGCAGGACGTGGCTGATCGATTCCGAAACACGTTTAACGCCGTGACGAAAGGCATGGTGTATCCGGCAAGTGAGCTGATCAGTATCAGCAGCAACGCCGGGAAGATCGAGCAGTTGAAGATTGAGCTCTCATCGCCACGAAAGCGCTACAGCAAACGCGGGCTAGACATAGTGGAGCCAAAAGAGGAAATGTCGAAACGAGGCATTCCATCTCCCAACCTGGCCGATTCATTTGTTATGGGCGCATGTCCTCATTTGGTGGAACGTGCTGGGTATTCATGGAAAGGGTTTTAAATGGACGTCCTTCAGAGAATCGGCGATGGGCTGGCCAATGTGGTGGCCAACCTGGGCACGAACCGGGATAAGGCCGCCCACACCCAATATGTGGACGCATCTCTGTCGTCTCATGATCTGCTAACGATCTATCGCAATACGTGGCTGGCGGGCGCGATTGTCGACTATCCGGCCGAGGATGCCACGCGCAAATGGCGATCTTGGCGAGCGAAGAAGGATCAGATCACCGCTATTGAGAAGGTGGAAAAGAAGCTGCGCGTCAAGAAGCGCGTGCAAGAGGCCTTGGTGGCCGCGCGGCTTTATGGCGGTTCTGCGATTTACATCAATACCGGCGATAGCCAGCAAGATCAACCCCTGCAGGCCGGAAGCGAGATTCGATCGCTGGTTGTGCTGACGCGCAATCACCTGACGCCAGAACGCATCATCCGAGATATCGACAACGAGTACTACGGAGGCCCGGAGTACTTCACGCTTACGACCAACGATAAGGCCCAGCAAGTCCGCATCCATATCAGCCGCTTGGCGATATTCAAAGGCGCGCCCATCCCGGACGACTTGAGCCTGTCAGACGCCAACCGGTTCTGGGGCGATTCGGTGCTGCAGAAGACGATCGACACCGTCAAGCAGACCGATTCCACCATGGCGAATATCGCCTCACTGGTCTTTGAGGCCAAGGTGGATGTCTTCAAGTTCAAAGGCTATGCGGAAATGCTGGCTGATGACGCCAATGACGCGGCCGTTACTCGGCGGCTTAGCGCTCAGGCAGCAATGAAGGGCATCAACGGCGCCGTAGTGGTAGATGCTGAGGACGATTACCAGCAGAAAAACGCCAGCTTCTCGGGGTTGCCCGATGTTGCGCTGAAGTTCATGGAAGTCGTATCGGGCGCGTCCCGCATCCCCATCAGTCGCCTTTTCGGCCGCTCGGTTGCTGGCCTTTCTGGCTCCGGCGACGGCGATGAGCGCGTTTACTACGACCGCATCAACCATGAGCAGACGGATGACATTCAGCCAGCCATTGAGCTGTTGGACGAATGCATCATCTGGCAGGCCCTGGGGTCACGTCCCGAGGATGTTTTTTATGAGTGGCGCCCGCTGCGTCAGTTGACCGAGACAGAGCGCGCGGACAACTTCTCCAAGACGGCGTCGGCAGCTCGGGCTATCGCAGGATCTTCGTCCGGCACGTTGATTCCGATGGATGCGCTTTCCGATTCTCTCGTTAACGAACTGACGGAGCAGGGCGTATTGCCTGGACTTGACCAGGCCATCGAGAAGTACGGGTCGTTGGCCGAACAGGAAATGCCCACCGGCTCGGAAGATGACGATCTCGATGAGACCAATCAGCCCAAGCCGCTTGCCGACGCGGCGCCGCGAACTCTCTATGTGAGCCGCAAGGTGCTGAATGCTGCCGAGATCCTGGCGCATTACAAGCGCCAAGGTTTGGATAGCCTGGTCGATGCCGAAGATATGCACGTCACGATCACCTACAGCCGGACGCCAGTTGACTGGATGGCTATGGGTGAATGCTGGGGTAACGAGCCAGACGGGACGATCACGGTCAGGGCGGGTGGCGCGCGAATCATGGAGGCATTTGGGGCCGAAAACGACGTAGCCGTTCTGACGTTTGTGTCCGGCAACCTGACATGGCGCCATGAGGACATGGTGCGCAACGGTGCCTCGTGGGATTGGCCGGAGTACCAGCCACACGTCTCGATATCCTATTCGTTTGATGGGGACGTCGAAGCCATCGAGCCGTGGCAGGGCGAGATCAAGCTCGGTCCGGAAATATTCAAGGAAGTCGATGATGGGTGGAAGGCCAAGGTGACCAAATGACCATCAAATTCACAGATCGCGTCAGCGTTGGCGATATCAAGGAAACTAAGGAAGGCTACCTTGTCGCTACCGCACGAGTGGCGCGCACGGGCGTGCAGTTGTATTTGGCGCGGGAATTGGGCGATGTGGCCAAGGATACCGGTTTCTCGCCCGATGATACGGTGCGTGTCTACCGCCATCCTGACGAGGTATTCCACGCCGATTCTCTGGCGAGCATTACTCGGCTGCCTGTGACGGTCGACCACCCCAAGGAGGACGTGACAGCAGACAACTGGTCCAAGTTGTCTGTCGGAGAGGTGGGGGACGCCTACAGCACCGAACCGGAATGGATCGTGGTCAATCCCATGATCAAGGATGCGAGCGCCGCTAAGGCCGCGCGCACGACGCATCAAGAGATCTCGATGGGCTACAGCGCCGCCATTGTTAAGGCACGCGACGGGCTGGACGCTGATTTTGAGCAGAAGAACATTCGATACAACCACCTGGCCCTGGTTCGCAAAGGCCGGGCCGGCGAGAAGGCTCGTATCGGAGACTCGTGGGGCGCGTGCCCTGTTCAAGATTTTCAACCGGGCCTTGCGCCCAAAACCGCAGAAGGAGGTCGCATGAGCGATCAACAACTCAAGGCGGTGGTTTTGGGCGACGCCGTTGCCCAGGTCGCCGTGACGGACGTTGCAGCCGTCGAAAAGTTCAAGGCCGACTCGGCCAAGGCCTTGAAGGATGCGCAGGATGCTCACGCTGCTGCCATCGCCACCAAGGACGAGGAAATCGGCAAACTGAAAGCTGATCTCAAGACCGCGCAGGATGCTGCGAATATCGACGTTGACGCTTTGGTTGCCGCCCGCAGTGAACTGGTGTCCAAGGTCAAAGCCATTGACGCCAAGATCGATCCGGCCGGCAAGTCGGATGCGGAGCTGCGCAAGGCTGCGGTTGCCGCCAAACTTGGCGATGCCATGGTCAAAGACGCCTCTGATGCTGAGATCACCGGCATGTTCAAGGCTATCGCCAAGGACGCGAAGCCTGGCAACCCTGTTGCTGACGCCATTGCACGCGGCG